CATTGGAGCAGGCTGCATTTGATCACGTGTATAGCGAAAATAAGAAATACCAAGCATACCTGGATGATGCTTTCACACGTATGAGAAAGGATGAGTCGTTGTGACAATACTTTCCAAACTTAAAAATAAATTGATTGGTGCATTAGGCGGTAGACCAATGACGTTTGAAGCTAATATGTTTTACGATCATATTTGCGGCAAAAAAGTTAATTCATACATTGACATTTATAACAGACGGTGGCTAGCAACTAATAGATGGGGCTTTTTTAGAGTCATGTCCTCATTTCAGTCTGGTGATGCTAATGGTAAATGAAAATTTTTTAGTGTTTTTTATCTTTTACGGTGTATTTTCTTTAATTGTGGCTGCTGCATTGGCACTACATGATGAATTAAGTTTCAGGGAAGGTATCTCCATAACGCTTTTTTGGCCATTCATTGCAGTTTACATTTTCTTTTAGTTGCAGTGTTGGTCACATCTAAAACATTGTCGCGCCTGTTAGGGTACGAATTAAGGTTCCATAGAACCGGAACATTCATTTCACAGAAAAAATGGGGATTTAAAAAAGGTGAGCATGATGGACGACGCGGTTTTCTTGTGTCTTTCCCTTTTATTCACGTGACCATTATACAGATCAGAAAAAAATCTGAATAATTTGCGTCTAATCTGTTTACTTTGCCTATGCACGGTGTATAATAGCATTATTGACGTGGAGGTTTTATGAATAAATTTGTGGTTCTGATGGAGTATGGCGGTAATAGCATGCCTAAAATCATGGCAGTCTGCGGCTCAGAACAACTCGCCCAAAAATTCGCAAAAGAACTACGCACTGCATACGACCTATCAAGAGAAATTTTCAATAGCGTGAAATCAGTTTATACATCTGTTATTTTCTCAGACGTTAAGAAAGAAAAACTTCCACCTCCACCAAATCGACATCAATATGGAAGTGTGCAAGCTCATCGAGTTGCATTCGAACAATGGCATTTGGATAATGCACATGTGATTGCAAGCAACATTAAAAAAGATGCGGATTGTGCAAAAGAAGCGGTAAAAGAAGCGGTCAACACTGCGCAAGCACAAGGTGCTTGCGATTTGACCCTTATGTTTCTAGGTTTCGTGTTCGACGCTGACGAACCAGTGGCCTTTAAGCCTGATAATTTCTATTCGTATCGTTCTCGCCCCTTGGGCATCTATGTTGAGAGCGTCAAATATATTAGTTAATTGTGTACTTTCATTAATTTAGGTGTATAATTAAACAAATTTCTGGCCATAGCACAATGGATAGTGCAGTAGCCTTCTAAGCTATTGATCCAAGTTCGATTCTTGGTGGCCGGGCCAAAACCAATCATGCGCAACCGCGCATGATCAAGGATCATAATATGTCAACGTTAAATCTTGTTACCACTATAAAAGAAGAATTGCCAATTTTGTTGGCAGGTAATCAAGATGCGCTAAATGCGTTTAACACATATTTGAATGATCTCAAAATTACAGAGTTTGTTTATTTTGCTTTAGAGGATGATAAACCTGTAATTTGTTACAGAAAAAAGGACAATATGACGTGCCAAGATGTTTTTGACAATGGCGCATGGTTTAATAAAACAATCGTTTCGCCATTTAAAAAATAAGGGAGAAATTATGTTTTGTTCTTCTGCACTTGCAATCGGGATGCATTTAGTTTCTTATCATACTGAAGTTGATAAGAATTACAATAATGTGAACCCTGGGATCTATCTTAGATCTGATAAACATCAGGTTGGGATTTACAAGAATTCAATTAGAAATATGTCTGCGTATTACGCATATAATATTCCGCTCACCGAGGATTGTAGATACGAGGCTGTAATTGGTTTAGCAACCGGGTACAAATCAGTAATTGCGCCGATTGCAGCAATTGCAGTAAATATATCTTTGAATGAGGCAGCACGCAATTCTCGAGTACGCTTCTTGGTTGGACCAACACTTTCGGGAGCCACGCCGAAAGGATTAGTTTTCCATGCCATTATCGAGAAAAAATTCTAACTCTCCGCTAATGATTTAGCATCGGGCATCCGAAGCCTGATTGCTCAGGTTTGATTCCTGACGGAGGGTCCACGGTAATATAAATACAATACCAGGATATTCTGGGATTTCTCAAAAGGAGATTACTATGTTAGAAATGGTTATTGCATTTGTTGTTGGTTTGTTGGTCGAGCACTTTGTCGGGGTTGTTCGCCGCGTCCTAGGATAATATCCTGGTTTAGCCATACAAAGGGTCCCAAAAGGACCCTTTTCCATTTACGCTATAAATAGCATTTATTATTGGAGACACATATGAAAACTTTACAAGATCTTATTTCCCACACTCTCAAGAAGGATGCTGAATCTAACCCCGTTCTAGAAAGTGAAGGAATGGAGTCAATGTCAGAAGTTCTTGACATGTTTATGACTTTAGAGAATATCTATCACTTTGAAGGTAGAGCTGGGGTAAATAACTTTTCTAAAATTTGCAAAGCTCTAGGGTATGACTCAGTTGATGATTTCCTAGAAGATAACCCAGGTGCGTTAAATGCAATTGTGGAATGGATTTCTGGTCAAGAGGTTGAGGACTGGAAAGAAAAGCTTTTGTCTATCACAAAAGACAATGAAGAAATTGATATTGACGATGTTCTTGAAAAAATTACCAAAGGTACCGGCATTTCTGCAAGGGCAGCCAAAGCAATATTTCTTGGTGGTTCTTCAGCTGACATGGCTGACGCCCTTGATGAATTAGAAAATGAATACGGATATGATTCAGCTGGAGCGTGGGAAGAGAACAAAGAGTTTTTTAAAGGTTTAGATATTTCTAGGGTGGAATATCAAGCCCTTGTAGACGCAAGTCAATGATACCCCTTTAATAACATTAGATTGAAATAAAAAATAAACATACCCATAAAAGACTATATGGTCTAATGTTATTTGGGAGTGTATTATGGAAAACATGCACGAAAATATAAATGTTCGTGTTGCTAATCTAGAATTGCAACAAACGCATATTTTAGATAAAGCTGAGATGTTAGAAGAGAGGTTTGCTACATTTGAAAGGCGAGTTGATAGACATATGGAAACTACCAATGAAGATGTGGCTGACATAAAAGCCATTGCTATGAAAACAGAAACTGCAATTGAGTATCTAGCGAAAGCAATGGACAATTTAGGCAGCGCTATCAAGGAAAATAGTTCTAAAGCAAACGTTGCGTATGAGCGTACAGAACGCGCAGAAACAATCTTTAAAACTGTATTCAAGATAGGAAGTATTGCTGCTACTGTAGTAGCAGCAGCATGGGCTGTTTATACACAATTAGGTTAAAGAAATTTAACCAATTAGGTTAAAGAAATTTAACCAATAGGGGGCTAAATTTTTAGCCCCCTATCTCATATAAATATTGAAACAACTAAGGATACACATGCTAATGTCACTAAGCTTTATACGTGGGATTGCCATTGGGATTGAATACGTTCCACCGATCCCAGAAGAAAACATTCCAAACATGTGTGTTATAATTGATTTAGTGTTTTTTAGAATTATTATTGAAATAGCATGAAGCTTACGGAAATTAAAAGGTACTCTAATCGACTACGCGCTGGAATTGTTCCGTATAAAGGCAACAAAGCCCTTTTTATGATTTCATCAGATGAAGCTTACGGTGGCAGCGACCCTTCAATCGCTAAAGGTGGAGTTGATGATTCAGAAAGTGTGATTAGCGCAGCAATTAGAGAAGGTGAAGAAGAGCTTGGGCTAAAAAAGTCTAATATGGTTGCGGCTCCACAAAAGGTTTGGGAAGGTCAACTAGAAGGATTAAAGAATACATATGACATCCACGTTTTTGCAGTAGAAGTTAAAGACGAAGATGACTTTAACACACCGCATTACGAAACAAAAGAGACAGTGTGGATGACTAGAGAAGATTTTATGAAAAATGGCAGAGAAACACATAGAGCAATTGCTGACGTTGTCTTTGACCATATGTCCCGGAAGAAGTGATGATCAACTTCTAAAAAGGGACCTTAAAGGTCCCTTTTGTTTACAACGCATAAAAAATGGTGTAAAATATAAAAATGCATAATACAGATGAAATCGGATACGAAAAAAGCCCTAGAGCTGGTCTGCTACCCTATATCCGTGGTGAAAATGGCAGCATCCAGTACCTAATGATGATCAGCAGTGACCCCAAATTTGGTGGCCCGCGACCTATGATCTCTAAAGGTAAAATCGAAGAAGGTGAAACCGCAAAGCTTACTGCAATTCGTGAAGCTGAAGAAGAGCTGGGGCTTATTTCTTACAATATTAAAAACTTCGAGTTGCTATCTGATACACACAGAGTTGCTTTATACTCTTGTGCATACAACTTTACACTGTACATGGCAGAAGTAATTGACAGAGGACATTTTGATAAATGGGGCGATGAGACTGCTTACACGCAGTGGATGACCCTTGATGAGTTTAAACAAGAAGGCAGAAGAGATCACGTCAAATATGTAGAAATGGCAGAAGGGAAACTTAAATATGGCTAAAATTCTAGCCCTTGATTCCGCAGGACAACCAGACCGATGGTTGTCTAAAAATGATGCGATTGTGTATCACGCAAAAAACTTGGTTGCTTGGCAGCTTGGTGAAGGGGCGGGTGATGTTTTGTATCGCGGTGGAATCAACAAGATTTCTGGAAACCAGTCTCAGATTATCACAGCACCTATCATTTCAGTAAAAAATGAAAATGGTAAGTATAAGCGCGTCAACAAGGCCCCAACACTCACGAACCGTGAATTGTTTAGGCGTGACAGGTTTATGTGTGCGTACTGTGGGAAGCTTTTCTCTGAAGACCGCCTGACGCGCGACCACATTATCCCTCGTTCTAGAAAAGGTTTAGACGTGTGGACCAACGTTGTAACTGCTTGTGAAGGCTGTAATCACAAAAAGGATGACTCTCTCCTAGAGGAATGCGGTATGGAATTGTTATACGTACCTTACACCCCTACACGTGCAGAGTATCTAATTTTAGATAATAGAAACATTTTGCAGTGCCAAATGGATTACCTTTTAGGTTTTGTCCCTGACCACTCTAGAGTTTGGAAAGAAGTCAGATAATGAAATCAGATAAAAATTTGGTTATTGTTGCTATTGCTAACAAATGGACAAAGATTTGGCAACTATCTTTGGTTGCCATTTCTTGTCTACTAGTGATGTTTAATGGGTTGCCAGATATGAATAGCATGGCAGATGTTTTGCTGAGCTTGTTTACTTTTTTGCTTCTTGCACTCATCATTGCATTCGTATGCGGTTTGTTAATGATGGTGGAAATAAAAAAGCGCGGGTTTGATAACGTGTCTCAAGCTGCAAATGAAGCTGCAGATTGGTTAGAAAATAATCAAGATGAAATTAAGAATCTTGATAACGTTCTTGAAAAGAAAGAAAACACAACAACATATAATTTGCCCACCGGCACATTTGATGTCGTTGGAATTGGCGAAGAAATTGGAAAAGTTGCAGACACACCAATTTTCAGTCATATCTTAGTAAACATTAACGGTAAAATCTGCAAGTTTGAATTTTTCTCAGCCGCAGAAAAGAAGAATGGTGAATATGTTTCCCCAGAAATTGATGGCTGCGTCTTTGCACGAATTGATTCTGTGGTTTACAAACAGGTGTAATTAACCTGCATAAACATGTTTACACTGTAGGTGGATATGTTAAAATAACATTTCGGTTTTAAAAACCGCCTGTATTTGGTTATCCTTAAAGAAGCTCCTAAACACTTCGGTGTTTAAAGGTGATGTACCTTGGGAAAATTACATCTAGTTTCGAGTAAGAATAATTCGATATTTGCTTGTTAAAAAACAAGATATTTGCTTTAAAGAAATGAAGCTCGGGTAATGGTGTGTTACTGTTATCTTAAATCCAAATACAACATTTTGTTTTTAGAACTTTTGCTGCAAATGCAGCCGTTACAAAGGAGTTAAACTATGTCTTCTAAGCACTACACCTCTTTCGCAGCTTCTCAAAACGAAAAGACAGCTGTCACCCCGCAATCTGAAGCGATTCCAGGCCGCGAGTCAGAAATGACGACCAATAACGCAGGCGGTGTTTCATTTGTGATGAACAAGTGGGGTATGTTGGATCGCTTTCTTATGATTGGATCTGAAGGTGGAAATTATTATGCCACTGAACGAGACGTCACTAAGCAATCTTTTGCTAACGTCAAGGCATGTATTTCAGAAGACGGTATTCGCGTTGTAAATCGCGTTACCGAATATTCTTTGAGCGGCCGCGCCCCAAAGAATGATTCCTGTGTTGTGGCTTTGGCTTTGGCTGCCATTTTTGGTAACCAAGAAACTGTTGCCGCGGCTTATTCTGCATTGCCAAAAGTGTGTCGTATTGGTACACACCTTTTCCTGTTCGTATCAATTCTTGATGCCCTTGGTAAGTGGAACGCTGCAGCAAAGCGCGGTGTCTCCGCATGGTATACGAATCGTGATATTGAAAAGCTGGCTGTGCAACTTTTGAAGTACCAGCAGCGAAATGGTTGGGCGCATCGAGACGTGTTGCGTCTTGCGCACGTTAAGCCAGTTTCAGAGATCCAGTCTGCATTGTTCCGCTACTCTGTAAAGGGAGAGCTGGAGCAAGGAACTATCGTCCCGCAAACTCTGGTTGATTTCGAATATCTGAAGCGCGCAAGTTCTGCAAGTGAAGTTATTTCGCTTATTGAAGGCAATAGCGTGTTGACGTGGGAAATGGTCCCTACACAATTCCTTAGCGATAAGGATGTTTTGTTTGCTCTTGTTAAGAACATGGGTCTAACTGCTGTTATCAGGAAGCTTGGCGCACTTACCTCACATGGGGTTATTGCACCATTGTCTGAGGGTTCTAAGTTGGTTATTAGTAAGCTTTCGGACGCCGAAGCGCTAAAGGCACAACGTGTGCACCCAATTACGATCCTTCAGGCATTTAAGCAATATAAAGAAGGCGCAGGCCAGCTTGGTAAGATGACTTGGAAACCAGATCAACGTGTCCTTGACGCGCTGAACGATGCGTTTTACTCGTCATTCTCATACGTGGAAAAGACAGAGGATGCTTACTTCATGGGCGTTGACTGTTCTGGATCTATGTGGGGTGCACGTGCAATTGGATCTCCAAACTTGGTAGCTGCAGAAGTGGCTGCTGTCATGGCAATGGCAATTGTTCGCAATCAACCAAACTATTGGATTGGTGGGTTTAACACTTCGATGTCAGAGTTGAAGATCACACCCAACATGCGCCTAGATCAAGTCTTGACAGTTATGTCTCGATTCCCTTGGGGTGGCACTGATTGCTCGCTGCCATACATTACGGCTTCTAAAATGAAGATGAATGTTGATCGTTTTGTTACGATTACCGATAACGAAACGTGGGCAAGAAAAATTCAACCATCTCAAGCATTGCGTGACTATCGTAAGAAGTTTAATCCACGTGCTAAGGGCGTCGTTATTGGAACTTCCGTAAACGATGTCTCTATTGCTGATCCTAAGGATGCAGGTATGTTGGATATCGCTGGCTTTGACAGCGCAGCACCACAGATCATTGCAAACTTCTAAAGCGTATGAGTTAGAAAAAGGAGAGACAAATTTTGTCTCTCCTTTTTTGTTTACGTTAAACAGTTTTCGTGGTATAATCACATAATCGTATTTACCAAGGCGCTAACATGTCTAAACTGAATGACGCCTCAATTTGCTTTCCAATGTGCGAATGCGTGGTAATTGGCTATAATCCTGAAAACGCTGATTACACTAATCCTCGTGGTGCAATTTATCGTATTCAAGCGAGCATTGTGGTAGAAGCACCAGACGGATCTCGTTGGGCGCATTATCAAACACGGCAAGGTCATACTGTCTCTGATGCAGAGGCAAAAGTTCAACGACTTGTCGATAATGTGAACGCTCACATTCAAAAAGGCGGTCAACTAGATGCGTCGTACTGGAACCCAGTACGGCCTGCATATATGTCTGAGGCTTATGCGCGCGGTGGATTCGAACAAGAAAAATGCGCACTTGAACGTATGCAAGATATGGGGTATTAAAATGTCTTCTATTTCTAAATTTCTTGTTCAACAGGCCGCCGCGCAGCGGCAATGGGCGAAAACGCTTGATGCCATGCGTAAGCTTGCAGAATCAAAAGGTGCCAAGCTTAATTTGACTGGGCATTTTGTTGAAAGGGTGCAAACACGCGTTGCGCGTCCATCTGAATTCGTTGGCAACTTTGAAATTGCTGTCAGGGCAGCAATGCCCAAAATCTCGCAAGCTGACGGTAAGCGAGTGGGTGTGAGAATCAAAGACCACGTGTTTATCATAGGATGTCATACACATCCTCAACAAGTGATTTCATTTATCACATTTTGGATACCAAGCACTGATAAAAAGATTACTGAAATAATGCAAGGTGTTGACATTAAGTTGGAACTGTGAGATATAATAGTCATATTGGAGAACACCATGGCACACATTGAATACGTTAAGAAGTTTGATGCAATCGTATCTACCGGCGGGGATGGTTGTCACACGAAGAAAATTAAAGCTGTAAAGATTAGGGGTCTTGTAATTCCTAAAGGCAGTTATGATAGCGTCTCTAAGCTCTATCATACTGAGTTACAGGTGCATTTCGACCACATAACATGGGATACTAAAAATGATGGATTGATTTACACTGACAAGACTTTTTTGAAAAATTTTCTTGCTGCAGCAAGTCACCTTGGTTTTACTGAAGAAAATTTGTCCTACAGCACTATGGGGTGGCAGACTTCCACTTTTGTTTCTTTTGATTTTTCTTACACAAAAGAATTTGATTTCTCTCAGTTCAAAGCTGAATAAAGATGTGTACATCTTCGTAGTTTCTTTTTATAATCTCTATAACAGCTACGGAGAAGTATATGATTATTTTCACAGATGGCAGCTCGTATATTTTGAGTGAAAAGAGGGCCCAAATTTCATGGGCTATTAGAGTTGAACACGATGACTATCATACTGAACAGTACGGTTGCATCACTGTTAATCGTGAAGACAAAGATTTGCACGAACTCTTAGCGTTCACACACGCAGCTATTTACGCGAGCACCTATAAATTTTCCCCGGACCAAATCGCAGTTTACACTGATGACTATCTGTGTTCGAGGGCCGCATTTATTGACAACTGTGGTGGAGCTATTCTCCACCCACGTCTAAATGACATGCTGGCACGTTTGGCGAAGTATGTGGATGCTCACATGCTTACTATGGTGGCAGAATATTTGTTGAAGGCAAGAGTCCACAAAATTAAAGGCCATGGAAACTGTGTTAATAACCTCAGAGTTGACTATCTTGCTACTGTCGCCAGAAAAATTCATAACGGGTGCAATACTACACCGTGGAACTTTGAGCAATGGCTGCAAAACCGCGCAACGGTTAGTAAGTGGGTCCCTACATTTTCCAGTGTACTTTCAACCTGAAATGGCATATAATTAATCATCTTAAACATGAAAGGAACTCAAAAATGACCAAAATCAACTACGGCCTGATTGGCACCATCCCTGAAGTTGAGGCATATGTTGGGTTTTTGCCTGCGCTGATTGAAAAGTACCAGGCAAATCGCTACGAAAATAAGATGGACCGCGCTGCCGACGGCGTGATTATCGAAATGGTTGCATCGCATGTTTATGGCATCGACCCCTCTGAATGTGATAGTATGTCTGAATTGATCGACAGCATCCGTTCGTTGGATGAAACTATCCAGTTCCACTGAAAAGTATTATGCAAGTACCACAAAATCCCTCTGAGTTTTACACTCAGGTGATTAATAAGCTTGACCCTAGCGGTGTTACCAACTTTGGTGGGTGTTTGTGCAGCAACGAGCAAATTATTGCCGCACTAGACGAAACTATGGCAGCAATCATTAAGGCGTATCTTGATAACAAGCCGCCAAAACCTTGTCAGGCGCTAGTTGGGCAAATGCTTATGGAGCTTGTGTGCCGCTAAGAACTGCATAAGATCAACAAATGTCAGAGAATTGTCAGTGAAATCCCTCGCAATCAAACGTCAATTTCTCGAAACGACAAATAGTTTTCATCGCTAGCAAACTTTGTGTTATAATGGAAACATGAACACACATCACACCCCACACGAAAAGCTTAGGATTTCCGCACGCTATTGGCTTTTAGGGATGTCCGAGCATGACGTTGAATATTTTAAGGCATATGAAGCCCTGGAATTCATGCTTTCCCACCACAATGGCCTTAGAAACGGCGGTGACCCAGAAAGCATTCATCAACTGCGCATCTTTCATTCCCTGCGAACGTAGCACGGTCATCTCACCCGTCCAGTTGTGAAGTATCAGCTTGCGTTTCTGCATGACACTGTTGAAGACAAAAATATTTCTCTTCGCGAAATTGAGGCTATTTTTGGTAGTGAAGTTGCCGATGCTGTTGATGTAGTGTCAAAAGAAGAGCTTGGGGTTAAACGCGACTTAGAAACTTATCTCACTAGGCATTCGCACATGAGCACGGTTCTGTGATGAAATTGGCAGACCGCAATGATAACATCAGCACAATGGTTGGTGTATTCAAACCCGCCAGACTTGAAAGATATTTCAACGAGACTCGTGATGAGTACTTGCCTTTAATTCGCCAAGCTCGACGCAAATTCCCTTCCCAAGAAGCCGTGTATGAGAACTATAAAATGCAAATTCAAAATCAATTGAATTTGATCTCATACATTATTCAAAATGGGCTCCACAATGAAACACCTTCAAATTAATTCAGAACGAAGCTCTTTTAAAAGGGCTTGGATTTGGTTTTGGTATAATGACGTCACCAGGCTTCTTGTTGTCGTTTTCCCAAGCTATTTCATTTTCGTTATTCCATTATTGCAAGTTCTGCAAGTTCCAGCAGACTATTTTGCAGATATTTTGTGTACAATGTATTTCGTTGGATTACTGTGGGCGATGGCAGATAATGATTATACGAACCTTTATAGAATAGGTTTGACTCCCTATCGTAAAAAATTGGTTTGACGCCCTATCGTAAAAAAATTTTAAAGTGAAAATCATGGTAGTTGATCAAATGAAATCTCTTGTTATCCGTAATTTCTTTTATTACGTTGGAGATCCTGAATATCAAAACTTTAATAACCTAAGGTTTGGTGCTGTGGCCAATGTATATGCAGAAATCATAGGAATTGACCCAAACTCTAACACATTTAAGAGGAATCTAAAAAGCTTCAAAATCACGGAAGAAGATCTTTTAAAGTTGCAAGACGAAGATCTTTTGTCACTTTATGATGTTGCAATTAAAAGATTTTTCACCCAATGTTAAAACTTATTGTAGCTGTTGATAACGACAACGCTATTGGTTGGTCGGATGGTCGTCTTCCTTGGCATATCCCTGCTGATTTAAAACGATTTAAGGCTCTTACTACAGGTGGCACGATTCTAATGGGTAGAAATACCTACGAGTCTCTCGGGCGGCCTGACGGGTTACCCAATAGGAAAAATGTAGTCATATCAAGTACGCCAAAATTTGATAATCTACAAATAACTTACATCCAAGACATCAAACGTATTAGAGAAATTGATGAAAACTCATGGGTTATTGGTGGGGCCCAAGTCTACAATCAAGTTATAGACCAAAATTTGGTAGATGAAATTTATTTAACACGCGTGTATACAAACTCCACAGCAGATGTTAAAATAAATTTTAATCTTGCAGATGTAAACGAATTCATCCAGAGCGAGATACGCAAATGCAACTTATGGAGTGTTGTGGCAAGACATTCTGAAGATACAAACCCAAAAACAGAATATATTACATTAAGGAAAGAAGAATGGAAGTAACAAGCACACCAGGTAAAGTTATTTTTATTGGGATGCCAACGATTGGTAGCACTGATGAACACTCAGCTTCTACTGGCGTCATGAAAGAGATGGTGTACAGGACCGTAGCAAGGCTTCATGAAATGTACCCGCAGTATACGTTTGTGGTACCAATGATTCAAGATTATGCTTTGCTGAAATATCTTGACAAAGAACCCACATGGGATGTTTGGGGTAATCATTGTCGTCGTCTGATTGAACGTTCAGATGAGGTTTGGATTATTCTCATGAATGGATGGCTAGACCCATCATATACAAAGAGCAGTGTAAACACATCTTCCGGTGTTTACGGTGAAATTACTCATGCTCTAAAGCATGGAGTTCCAGTAGATTTTGTTAACCCTGTTTCGGAGTAACAGCAATGTTTAAAAAGTTCAAATTGTTTAAGGAGCAGGGCTTTAATTCATTGATCGGTGATTCAATGATTATAAGTAAAGCGCACATTCAACTTCCTGAAGGAAACACTCGAGTTGAAGGTGAAGTTTCTGCAACTCACATTCTTGGCCTACATAATTCAAATATCCTGATTAGTGGGTCTGTAGAAGTAGAAGAACTCATCAAAGTTGAATCGATTGAAGTTTCTGGTTGCTTGCATTGTAAAGAACTGCGTGCAGAAGGAATTCTTCGCGCTAAAAAGGGTTCAGTCATTTCAGCAGATATGATTTTTTACAGAAACTTAGAAATTGAACCTGGCGCAGTTATCCTTGGAAAAATGTCCCATTTAGACACTGAACAAGAGTCGAATAACGTTGATCCATCTTTTTTGATTCAACCTGATTAACCTAAGATGAATTTGTAGAACACCATAATTACGGTGTTATAATGAAACTGTATTGTCAAACTGGAGATTTTAATGACATCATTGACCGCACTTTCTAAGTCCTTTGCAAACAAGTTTGCAGCCCCAGAAGAATATTCCCTTGAAGCTTACCTTGACCTTTGTAAGGCAGATAAGATGGCGTATGCAAGTGCTGCAGAGCGGATGGTTGCCGCGATCGGTGAGCCATCCGTTATTGATACGTCAGAAGATTCTCGCCTGTCTCGCATTCACAGTAATCGCAAGATTCGTGTTTACGAAGCCTTCAAGGACTTCTATGGCGCCGAAGAAGCTGTTGAACGTTTGGTTGCCTATTTTAGACACGCCGCTCAGGGGTTGGAAGAAAGCAAACAAATTTTGTATCTCAAGGGCCTAGTTGGTGGTGGTAAGTCTTCATTGGTTGAGCGGCTGAAGGCGCTGATGGAAAAGCACCCAATCTATGTATTGTGTGATCCCAATGAAAAGGACGAGGAACGTCGAATTTCTCCAGTATTTGAGTCTCCTCTTGGCTTGTTTGATAAAAACAACCCTGAGCATGTCGAAATTGCACAGGCATATGGTATCCCCTTGACACACATCGGAACAACTGTTTTGTCAGGTTGGGCGCAGCAAAAGCTAATTGAGTTTGGTGGAGATA